CTCATCTTGAAATTCTAGTATAGCTGGAAATTCTATAACCTCAAACTGATCGGCTCTCTCGTTATTAGCCATATCCTTTACTGCGCGGCCTGTCAGGTCGTCCATATGCCATCTAGTCTGGATAATTGCTACCCTCCCCCCCGGCATTAGGCGTGTACGAGCACCAAACGTGTACCATTCGTAGGCTTTCTCAAATACTGAGAAGTTACCGCTAATAACGTCTTGCTCAGAGTGAGGATCATCAATAAGTAGTAAGTCTGCACCACGGCCTGCTAGTGCTGAACCTACACCACACGCATAATACTCCCCGCCCACGTTAGTATTCCAGCGACCTGCTGACTTAGAGTCAACCGCTAGCTTTACAGTGGGAAATATAGACTGATATTCGGGGGTGGCGATCAAATTACGCACTTTACGGCCAAAATCTACTGCAAGATCCGTGGTGTGGGACACCATCATTACTTTTTTGTTGGGATTACGCCCTAAAAACCACGCTGGGTAGAAAATAGACACTAATTGGGACTTACCATGCCTAGGTGGTATGTTTACACAGACCCTATCCTTGTCTCCACGCTCAATTCCCATCAACATATCGGCTAAAATGCGGTGATGTCTACCTACAATGAACTCCGGCATCATTACTTTGCAAAATTCTATAAGATCATCGTGTGCTAGTTGGTTTTGTTTGCGTACAGATAGCTCTTCTACCAATCTATCTATCTCTTTTACCTCTTCATCAGAAAAAGAGTCTAGGTTGTCCAGCATTCTTTGGACATCTTCCTCAGTAAAGTCGGGAACGGCCTCAGTCATCGTCGTAAGGCCCATCATCTAGCCCTAATTCTTCGTCTAAATCTACAGCTTCACCGTCTAGCACCACTGCATCTTCGGCTTCTTCCTCTATGGGGACTAGTTTTTCTAGCTTCCTACGCAGTTTACTCTTCAGATCGTCCGTAGACTGGTGCGTAATCGTTATCTCTGACTTCTCAGCAAACAATCCCACGTCTGAAATCTTACCTAGCAGCTCTAATGCTCGGATTCTTGTACGGGGGTCAGGGTTTTCTGTCTCTAGCAAGAGCTTGTTAGTTACTAGGTGCCTAATCTGTATCGAAGACTCTACAACAGAGCGACCAAACTCACTAAGTATCTTGTTTGTGAGTACCAAGGAGGCCGGAGTCAGTGTAGAAATACGAGCGGCACTAGCGGTTTTAGATGTTTTAGAAGGATCAGAGGCGTAGGAAGCGGCTAGCTTAGACGCTACATCCTTATCTTCTTTGTTAGGTAACAAATCTAAGCCGTACTCGGCCAAATCTAGTGCGGTATTGGACGCAGCTTCTGTTCGTTCTTTTAAATCTAGCTTGCGTATTCCTTCAGACAAAGGAACGCCTAGCTCTGGTTCTAGGGATAAAGTCATTTACTGATCGCAGGTTATTCACCGAAGATGCATATATACCAGAAAAAAATTTTTTAGACAAGGCATTTATAAAACAAGGGGGGGTCTTCCCTGTAATGAGGCCGTTCCCTACACAGTCCGAGAAATAGTAATTTATTTGTCTGGAGTAGTAATACATACAACTGGCGGAGTCCCATCTGTCAAAGCGGGTCATGGGGGGGCGGTAGGGTCGCCCTACGGTGCGAA